CCATCGGTGATGCTCAAAAAAAGATGGAGCAGTTGGGATATACCAACGCCCAAACTCAAGAAGCTTTGGCTAACCTCACCACTGCGCTCAAAGACCCGAACAAGGCACTTTCTGACCTTTCCATTGCTGCCGATCTCGCTGCATATAAGCACGTTGATTTGGCGACTGCTGCAACCGCCGTTGCTCGCGCTCAAGAAGGAAACCTCAAGGCGCTCAAGCAATTAGGAATCGACCTTCCGGTCGCTGCTGGCGGAGCTGCCAAACTTGAAGCTGCTCACACTGCTCTCGCTAAAGCAACCGAAAACGCGAGCGCATATCTCAAACTTCACTCTGACGCGGTTGATACTGCGAGCAAATATCATGACAATTATGAGAAGCTGCTGGGAAAAGTTCACGACGCTCAAGACAAAGTGAACTCCGTTTCTGATGCCGGAACTCAAATCATGAAAGGCCTCTCCGATGCTATCGGTGGCCAAGCCGCAACTCAGGCCGAAACCTTTGCTGGAAAGATGGCAGCTCTCAAAGCTCAATCCGAAGATGTTGCCAAAAGTATCGGCATGGCTCTCATTCCTATTCTTGAGAAGCTGATGACCGCTATCAAAGATGTTGTCGATTGGTTTGGCAAGCACAAGGTTGTTGCTGAGGCTCTTGGAATCGTTGTGGGAACAGTTCTTGTCACCGCAATTGGAGCTTATATGGCAACTCTCGCCAAGGCCGGTGCTGAGTCGGTCATCAATTTTGCCAAAATGGTTGGCGGTTGGGTTGGACTTACCGCAGCCGAAGGAGAGGCAACTGCTGGCGCAGTCGCCTTCGACGTGGCTTCCGGCGGCCTAGTCCTTGCCATCGGAGCAGTTGTCGCAGCCGTCATTTATCTTGCAACCCACTGGAAAGAAACATGGGCAATGATCAAGACCGTCGTTGCCGATGTATGGGATTTCATCAAAAGTGTTTTCAATGGCATGGTCGATATTTGGAAGTCCGAAATCAACGCCATCATCGATTTAGTGGATTGGGCAATTACTCAGCTCAATAAGATTCACGTCAAGTTGCCATCGTTCTTGGGTGGTTATTCTTTCGGCATAGATTTGCCATTGATTCCCCACCTTGCAGAAGGCGGAATCGTCAACTCTCCCACCATCGCCCTCATCGGCGAAGCTGGCCCGGAGGCAGTCGTTCCTCTTTCCAAGGCAGGAATGGGCATGGGCGGTGGAGTCAATGTGATTGTCAATGTTCAGGGTTCAGTGGTGCAAGAGCAAGATTTGGCAGTTTCGGTTCGTGACCAAATTGCCATTCTTATGCGTCGCCGAGGTTTGAATCCGTCAATCTTGGGGGTTTAGTCAATGGCTCTTTATGACGGCTCCAATGCGCCAACTCTGACCGTTGAATTCGACACCAGCAAACTTGGCGCTTTCGTTCTCGGCATTTCCCAATTAGGCGGAACTGATGTTCTTGGAACTTCCGGTCCAAATGCTTGGACTTCGGTTCCTACCACAGATATTCGCTCGATTGCTCTTCGTCGCGGTCGTACTCGCGAGGATCAGAACAATCAGCCGGGTGCTTTGACTTTGGTTCTTGATAACCGTTCATCGAACTATGACCCGGACAATCCTTCCTCGACTTTCTTTTGGAACGGATACTCCATCCTTTCGGCAGGATTAGGCGTTCGCGTTTCTGCTACTTGGTCAGGAACGACTTATGTGATTTATCGCGGTTATCTTGAGCAAATCGATGTCGATGAATCTCTCGATCCAATCGCCACTATTCANTTCACCGATGCTCTTGCATGGATTGGCCGCCTCAACGCTCCGGCAATTTCNTCATCATATTCAGGAGATACCACCGCCACTCGCGTTGGCCGAATTCTTGATGCCGTCGGTTGGGATGCTTCACTTCGCAATCTGACTGGTTCTCGCACCATGCAACCGACCACAATGGGCGCTGCAGCATTGGGCTTGGCAGAACAAGCAGCTCGTTGCGAATTCGGTCGCTTCTATGCCGACCGTCAAGGCAACTTGGTTCTTCTTCCTTACGAATCAACTTTCACCACGCCGACTCGCATTTCCTTTTCGGATACTCGAGCAAGCGGAACGATTGAGTATGACACTATTGTCACCAACCCGGGCGCTAAGTATTTGGTCAATACCATCACTATTCAGCAAACTTCCTCAGCTTCTCAAACTTACGCCGACACCACTTCGATTGCTCGTTATGGCGTTTTCTCCAAGTCCTACGATGCGCCGCTTCTCGTTGATGCAGATGCCTACACTTTGGCAACCCTTATCGGCGACCGATATGATTTGCCCAAGACTCGCGTGGATCATGTGGAATTTGATGCAGTAGGCATTGGCTCTCAATGGGCTTCCCTGCTCTTGACTGACCTTGGCGACAACACGACACTTTCACGCACCACCACCGATGGGCGCACACGCCTTTTCACTTCGTTGATTGAATCCATCAATCACGACATCACGCCGGACAACTGGCGCGTTTCAATGGACTTGTCACCTTCAACGGGTGGCGAATACTTCATCCTCGGTTCATCCTTACTGGGTGGAACGAACGTTCTTTACTACTAGCAACTAGGAGAAAACAATGGCAACAGGCTTTCCGGTCAAAGGCACAGGCGGCGGCACTTCCTATGCCAATGGCAATCCGCTTTCGGCATCTGATCTCAATGATGGGTTTGGAACGCTCAACCTTCTCGCCAACTATTACACTGGCAACCCTGCCATTCTTGGCGCAATTGAAACTGCCAACATTGTTGCTTCGGCTGCTACGGGAACCATCAACATCGACACCAAGACTTCGACTGTTTGGTATTACACCACCAACGCTAGCGCCAACTTCACACTGAATATTCGCGGAAACTCCGGCACAAGCCTCAACTCGCTTCTCTCCACTGGTCAATCCATCACTGTTGTTTTCTTGAATACCAACGGCTCAACTGCCTATTATGCCAACGCCTTCCAAGTTGACGGCTCTTCCGTTACACCTAAATGGCAAGGTGGAACCGCGCCATCTGCCGGAAATGCTTCAGCAATCGACGCTTATGCGATTACAATTATCAAAACCGCTTCGGCTACCTTCACAGTCTTAGCTTCACAAACCAAGTTTGCCTAATCAGGGAGAATCATGTCACCAATTCTGGGATCATTCGCCGGGCTTGCAGCTCGCGGATATGGCTTTGGCACGCGAGACAAGGGGCCATTTGCCACTGGCGGGAACATCATCCAGACAGACGGCACTTACTGGTACCACGCCTTTACATCTTCAGGAACTTTTACTCCAAGCAAAGCCCTTACTGCTGACATCCTTGTCGTAGCGGGTGGTGGCGGTGGCGGAAACAATGCAGGCGGCGGTGGTGGAGCTGGTGGATTAGTAGCGAATAGTTCGATTTCACTTGCAAGTGGAACTTCTTACACCTGCACTGTTGGCGCTCCCGGCGCTGGCACTACTCAAACAGGTGGAAACGGTGCATATGGAGGCAGCGGAACAAATTCAAATATGACTGGAGGCTCACTTTCACTTACTGCGGCCGTTGGTGGCGGCGGCGGTCAAGCCTATGGTTACGGAACAGCAATCAATGGTGGATCAGGTGGAGGTGGTTCAAATGGAACCGCAGGTGGAACTGGAACATCAGGTCAAGGAAATGCTGGTGGTGCTGGACTTGCAAACCTTGGTGGTTTCGCTGCTGGCGGCGGTGGTGGTGGATTCAACACTGCTGGCACGGTAGGAAGTGGAAGTGTTGCTGGCGGTGGTGGTGCTGGCACCAATTCTTATTCTTCTTGGTTGACCGCAACAACTTTGGGCGTTAGTGGATACATTGCTGGCGGCGGCGGCGGCGCGGGCGATGCGCGTGGTTCGACAACTGGCGGTGCTGGTGGTGCTGGCGGTGGTGGTGCTGGAAGCGGTTCGGCTAGCGGTTCCGATGGCATTGCCAATACAGGTGGCGGTGGAGGTGGTGCTCCGTATCTTGCAGGTAGTCGTGCATCAGGCAACGGCGGCTCAGGCGTAATCATTGTTCGATACACAGTGGCATAAGGAGAATAAATGACACAATACTTTGCCCAACTAGATGACAACGCAGTTGTCACTCAGGTTATTGTTGCAGGTCAGGACTTCATCAACGGCTTAGACGGAACTTGGATTGAAACTGCGATGGATGGTTCCATCAGAAAGAACTATGCGGGGATTGGCTACACCTACGACGCGCAGCGTGATGCTTTCTACACTCCACAACCTTTCCCATCGTGGACATTGGATGAGGCTTGCCATTGGCAAGCGCCAACGCCAATGCCTACCGATGGCAAGATTTACACTTGGAATGAATTGACGCTTTCTTGGATTGAATTTTCCGAACCTTCAGCGTAATCGAAACACTCCATTGGGAGTGTTCCAATAAAGCTCTAACTTTTGGTTAGACAAAGCGCACATTGTTTGCAGGGGAGATGGCATGGATTTAGTTCCTATGGAAGCCATCAAAGAACAGCTTCACAATCGATATAGGACTTCCGGATTTGCCGAGAATCTTTTCCGCAACGATTGGGCGCTGATCCAAAGGCTCGGCGTTCATCCTCAAGAGGCTACTTTGGCCGACTTGGAAAAGGTGATTCTCCGAGCCAAAACTCAATCCACGCGAGCCAATTACGCCAGCCGACTCAAGTCGGTATTCAAGGCGCTCAACACCATGAGGCTCATAGATAACCCAATTACGGCTGATTTGCCCCCTATCAAGCGCACAAGGGGCGTTCCTAAGCCAATCACCCGAGCCGAGTTTGAAAGGCTCTTAGAAGGCTCCACAGAGCCGTTTAGGTCGTGGTTCATCCTTGGCGGATATGCCGGACTTCGGGCGATGGAAGTTGCCAATCTCCGAGGCGCTGACTTAGAGGAGAGCGACTCAGGCTTTACTTTGCGGGTCTTAGGTAAAGGTGGAACCGACCTTCTCATTCCAGTCGCTGCGATTGTGGCCGAAACTATTCAAGCGCGAGATACCCTCGGGATACTTTGGCAGATTACTCCCAACAAGCTCTCATCCAAGGCGGCTGACGAAATGCGCCGAATTCTTGGGGCTAACGCTAAACATTTCCATTCCTTGCGTCATTACTTTGCAACAACGATGTTGGAAAAGTCCGGTGGTGATTTGATGGCAGTCAAGGAATTGATGCGTCACACCACTGTTGCCACCACTCAGATTTACACACAACTTGCTCAAGGTCGAACCCGATCCTTAGTCAATCTCATCGAATAGGAGAAGCCGATGGCTATCACTTCCCAACAATTACAAGTGGGAACAACTCCAACATTGATACAACTCGGAGATGGAGCGACATCCGTATATCTCCACTGTATGGGCATCATCTATCTGGGCGATTCCACAGTCACCACTTCCACCGGATACAAGATGGACACTGGCGATAAGTTGACAGTCGAAACTCATGAGACTTCCCTCTATGCCATCGTCAGCAATGGAACCACCGAACTCGATGTTTTGGTCATCAGCAAATGACAGCAGACACAGCCACCATCGTTTATTCATATTTCTTCGTCGGCGCAGCTCTCCTTGCTGGAGTTGGATTGATTGCGAAGCAAACCATCAAAAAGCACACCGAAGTTATTGAGGATCAACTGGCAAAAATTGAATATGCGCTTTTCAATGATGGGAAAACTGGCCTCATCAACAAAGTTGACCAACTCATCGAAAATCAGAACATCATCAAAATTGACGTTGAAGTTATGAAGGCAAAGTCAGAAATCAAAACTAGAGCGAGGAAATCAGCATGACCGGAGCAGATGTCGTCAAGGCAGCACAATCCAAAATCGGCGTTGTCGAAAAAGGTGGCGCAGATGGCAAGTCCGGCAATATCGTTGAATTTTGGGATTGGTGGAAGTTAGTCACCGGACAAAATGACCAAGGTTCTAGTTGGTGCGCGGTTTTCGTATCGTGGTGCTTTGACAAGTCAAGGCTTCCTCACTGATTGCCGCCAAGAATCCGCATGGATTTATCTATTGTCCCGATGGCGTGAATTGGTTCTCCAAGAAGAAGCAACTCATCCAGCCCAAAGACGCTCAACCCGGCGATATTGTTTTTTTCGACTGGGAGAATGAAGGCATTGCCGATCATGTGGGAATCGTTGAATCTAACGGCAAAACTTTCCTGATGACTATCGAAGGCAACACCTCAGCCGAAGGCGCTAAAGGCAGCCAAAACAACGGCGGTCAAGTTGCTCGTCGCAAGCGCTTCATTGATAAGACCATCATCGCCGTTGCTCGCCCATCTTGGCCAGTAATCACCCCCACGAAGTAAGGAATGAAATGAAGAAATTTCTCATGCCGAAAGATATTGTCACCCGCACCGTTGGACTTTTCTTGATGTCCTTTATTCCCGGCGCTGGCGTTGGAGCCATCTTCGCTAAGAATTGGGTCATGGGCGGAATCATCGCCTTTTCCTCATCTGCCGTCGTTGTCGTTGGTTATCTCGGAGTTGTCCTTGCTTGGTTTGGCAAAGCTACTCTTCACGATATTCAAGAAGCTTTTCGTACTGCAACCGCCAAGGCTGGCGATAGCAACAGCGAAGTCAAGAAAATCATCAACGACATTGACACTCCTGAAACTCCTGCAACCCCTACGGTTTAGAGTTTCATAAGGTAGGATTCCCCTACTAGACTTTTTTACAGTCATCCAAATCCTTGAAAATTCATCTCATAGGAATAGGGTTTTATGACACAGGGATTGGTTCTGAATTCAGAAACCAAACAAGCGGCACTTTTACTCGCCGAGGCATCTTTCCAAAAGTATTCAAAAGTATTCGGGCATTACCGAAACACTGCGAATTCTCACTTGGTTGGTCGCCTCGGCGAGTTTGCCGCATATCTGCACCTTGATATGAATAAACTCGAACCGATTCCTCACTTCCTCGACATCTCCAAAGATCGTGAATGTGACATTGATTCCAAGGTCGGGCGCATTGAAGTCAAAACGTGGACTGCGGTTCATTGGCAGGATTGGGGTCGATGCGTCAGTGTCAATCAATATCCTTCGGTGAGGAAGAAGGCAGATGTGATTTTATGGTGCACCGCCGATGAGATAGAGTCGGAGACACCAAAAATTGAATTCAAAGGTTGGAGCGAGGTTGCGAGTATCGAAGGCTTAGAGCCAAAGATGACCGGAGCAGAAGGCCGACAGATTCACAATTACCAATTCGAGGAATCGGATTTGCACCCGATTTCCTCACTGGCGAACAGGGGAAATGATGGACAGGCAGGAAATACTTCAGCAAGCAATTAGCCTGACGATGGGCGACCGCAATGAGCAAAATGGTGATCCGCGAGAGAATCACGAACGCATTGCAAAGATTTGGTCGGTCATCTTGCATCAGGAAATCGAGCCATATCAAGTCGCTCTCTGCATGGCTGGCTTGAAACTTGCTCGCCTTGCCTACAATCCGCTTGATGATTCTTTCATCGATGGGGCAGCGTATTTTGCGATTGCGGGTGAAATCGCATGAAGGATTTAGCCATCATTGTTCCGACTCGTGGGCGNCCATCTAACATTGAAGATTTGNTTTTTTCCNTACAAGAAACCAACACCGAATCCGACTTGTGGATTGTGGTCGATAGCGATGACCCGGAGCGCGAGCATTACACCGAACTCACCGATGGCGAAAATGCCAATGTAGGCATCATCGTGGTCGAGCGCGAAGGCAAAGGCATGGCCAAGCCACTCAATAAAGCGGCGTTGCTTCTGCTCGACAAATATCGGCATTTTGCCTTTCTTGGAGATGACCACAGACCACGCACCGAAAACTGGGACAGATTCTTCATCGACAAGCTCGATTCATTACAGACAGGCCTTGTCTATGGCAACGACTTGATCCAAGGCGAAAACTTGCCAACCGCAATTGCGATGACTAGCGACATCGTTCGCGAACTTGGCGGCATGGTTCCACCCGGACTTGCCCATCTTTATCTCGACAACTTTTGGCTTCAACTCGGCAAGGACTTGGGCGCAATTTCCTATCTTGGTCATGTCATCATCGAGCATTTGCACCCGATTGCTGGCAAAGCTGAATGGGATGAGGGATATAAAGAAGTCAACGCGGATGAGATTTACACCGCTGACTCCAAAGCCTTTTATGAATACATTTCCTCACCTGCTTATGCCAACCTTCTCGAAGCGCTTCGCTTATGAAGATTCTGATAACTGGTGACGCTGGTTTCGTCGGTCGCCATTTCCGTAAAGCATTAGAAGCGCAAGGTCATGACATTGTGGGCGTGGATATAGTCAACGGCCTTGATGCTCGCGATTTCTTTCGCGTGGACAAACGCTATTTCGACAAGGTTATTCATCTCGCCGCAGTTGTTGGCGGTCGTCGCACGATTGAAGGTTCGCCTTTATCACTCGCCGTTGACTTGTCTATCGATGCCGAGATGTTCGGTTGGGCGATGCGTACCAAACCCGGTTGCATTACTTACTTTTCATCCTCGGCCGCTTATCCGATTTGGTTGCAGGATGGAACTTTGCCTCACCGATTAGGCGAAGGCAGCATTGACTTAGACATCATCCAAACTCCGGACTTGACCTATGGATGGGCAAAACTCACTGGCGAAATGCTGGCGACTCATGCCCGCGCCGCCGGATTGACCGTTCATGTCTATCGCCCGTTTTCCGGATATGGCGAGGATCAGGCTTTGGATTACCCATTCCCTAGCTTCATCGAGCGAGGAAAGCGCAAGGCTGACCCGTTTGAGATTTGGGGCGATGGCAATCAAGTTCGCGATTTCATCCACATTGATGATGTGGTCGCTGGCGCGCTCGCTGGTTGCCAGGCTGGCATTGAGGTTGCCAATCTCTGCACTGGAAGGCCGACATCTTTCAATGACTTGGCAGCTCTCATCGCCCAAGCGCAAGGCTATGCCCCGACGATTGACCACCGCACCGCCGAGCCAACTGGCGTGGCTTACCGCGTCGGCGACCCGGCTTACATGAAAACCTTCTACACGCCTACTGTCAGCCTTGAGGAAGGCATCCACCGCGCTCTCGCTGGCTAGAAGCCGAACCTCGCCTTGGCTCGCCAGCCTGATAGAAAAA